CCGGCAGATGTTCCAGTTCAGAATAATAGGAGGATTCAAGCCGGATGGGGTGGAGTTGAAAGTTGAAAACGAACAGTTTGTGAATCAGAAGCAGGAGATAATAGAAATGTATTCTCTCCCTTATAAAACATTTGATTTTGTTTTCGGGACAAGTTGTGGCGTTCCGTATTATATAGCGGAGTTTATAAATAAGGTACTTTGCCTTTCTCACGTCAGCATAAACGGTAATTTGTTTGTACGGGAAGGGGATTCTGTCCCGGAAAAGATTGATACAATAGGTAAGAAACAGATGTTTATATATAAAGTGACTTTACGCCCTAGACAAAATGATATCGCCGGGATCGGAGGCAAAACAGAGATTGCAACTTCATCTTCAGGAATCGCGTTTTTACTAACTAATCCAGAAGAGGACGATGTGTTGAAATATAAGAAGGCGAAAGCTGCTTTTGTTAATGAAAATTACGTGTAATCATGGCTAGAAATCGTCCTATAAAGATATTGTGGTACGGTTCGGAAACGGATGATGAAGGAAATCCGATTATACCGAAAATATCCCCGTCATTTGAAAAGCGACTGGAAGGGTTGAATGAGGGAGAGATATACATACATAATGATGATAATAATCCTTCTATTTACATAAGAACCAATAAAGACAGGGTTGTTGCCATATCGGGAGGTGCAAATATAAGTGAATTGGCTAAATATTTTTTGCGCAAAGACAAGGAGGACTCTACAAATTTTCTTTTATCATTACTGGGCGGAACTGTCATTAAGAAATATGCCAAGTTCGGTGATTTCGTTACCGGCGTATTAGGTGGATACATAGACGAAAAGGGCAATCTTGAAATGGAAAGCGGTGTATTTCGTAAGCGTTTGTTTGTTCCTGAAATAGCCTATAACCGTACAACCTATTTCAAAGGACGTATGGTAAACTCCCCCGGTGGTGGTTGTACCGTATTGTCATACGTGGATAACGGCGATGGAACCTACACCATCACTCCCGATCTGACAGATGCGGACGGATTGAGCCAGTTTGTTGATGACATCCTTACCACCTATTTTGTGACTAAAAATAGCGAAGGAAAGCTGAACGGCTTTGAAGAAATGAAATTCCGGGTGACTGCCGCAGATTATACAGCCAAGAAGTTTACTGTCATTCCCCGTCCGGGGCATTCTGACTGGAAACCTGCCGAACAGATGGTATTGGCACAAACAGGTAACTTTACGGACCCGGAACGTCAGACTTATATACTTATTGATTCAGTCAACGGAAACAACTGTATTACATTCTTTGACAATGCCAACACTTGGGACCCGGAGCCGGCGCAGATGCCTGCGTGGTTCGGCAAAAAAAAGGGCATGACCGTTAACGGAATTGATTGCGAGAAATATTCAGCCGTGTTGCAACAGGTCTTATTGACTGGGCTTATCTTCCAGACAGATGAGATAACGGGGAACAAGGTTCGTGTACCCTTGGACAAGGGTGAATGGGTTGCAGGGAAGTACGCCTACTATGACCGGGTGTCACATAACGGGGCTTTGTGGTTGTGTGTTGATGATAACGGAACGACAACAGAACCGTCAGATGATAATCCGGCATGGCTGAAACAAGTGGCGGAAGGGCAAAAAGGTGATCCGGGATTGTCCGTAGTAGGTGGCGGTCATTGGGAATCCTCCAAGACCCCGTACAAAGCCAATACAATGGTCACTCTTGCCAATTGTGTCTTTATATCCAAGGTGGAAACCTCCAATCCTCCCATCAGAATATTGCGTGTAAAAAGTGGCAATTTCTTAAGGAAGAAGGATGGCGGTTATATCCTTGCCGGGAAGTCAGCCGACTGGGAGGTTAACGAGGATTGGGATATGTTGCTTGACGGGCGTGAGCTAAAAGGCGAGAGCATCACCTTCCTGGGTGAATTTGCCACGGCTCCTGCCAATCCGAAAAATGGTGATTCATACCGTAACACGACTGATCGTGCTATCTACATCTATCAGGACGGAAGATGGCAGCTTATGATATCGGATGGAAAAGACGGTAAGGGCTATGAGTATATATATACAAGAGGCAATATCATAGATAACACTCCTGAAAAGCCGGACAGTCAGCAGAAAGATGGTTATGTTCCGGAAGGCTGGACGGATAATTATCTTGGCACGGACGCAGACCATCAGGTTGAATGGGGTTGTACACGTTTTAAGGAAAATGGCGTATGGTCTGAGTTCAGTGATCCGGCCGTGGTGCATCGCTGGAGTAAGGACGGGGAGAATGCCATCATGGCGGACTTCGATAACGAGATGGTCAATGCAGCCCTTACTTCAGATGGGAAGGTCGTATCCTCACAGACTTGGAATACAACTGTCAGTATGTGGTATGGAACGGAGAAGCTCACGCTTGACAGCATCACCTGTACACCTGACACAAATCTTCTGTGTGCGACAGACAAGAATACGGGAGTGGTGACAATATCGGTATCTGCCGGAGCTACTCTTGCTGCGACAAACACGGTGAAGATCACAATCAGGGCTACAAAGAACGGGCAGCAGTATTCCCGTGATCTGTCATTCACTGTAGCCGGGGTCCGTGGAGGTGCGGACGGTTCAGATGCCGTGCTATACAGTATAATCGTTTCTGCCACTTCTGTAAGCAAGGACAAGAATGGGAACTACAGCGTGTCTTCCGTATCATGTTACAGGCAAAAGTCAGTGGGAGGCGTGATATCCACCACAACGGACGGTACATTGAAATACAGCATAGACGGTGGAACAGAAACTACCATAAACAACAATACAGCCATATCAAGCGGAAACTTTACGAAGACATTGAAGTTTATCTTTTACGTGAATGACCAGATAGTGGATGTTGAAACCGTTCCCATGCTTTCTGACGGAAAGGATGGTGCTGACGGTGAGAGCATCACAGCCGCAGGTCATTGGGAGTCCGCCAACACTCCGTATGCGAAAAACAGCACAGTATCGTTTGCCGGAGGATCTTACTTAAGCAAGGTGAAAACATCCAATCCTCCCATCAGGATCGCAAGGTTCAAGAATGGCAGTTATCGTCGCAAAAAGGATGGCGGATATATCCTCGCCGGCAGATCTGCGAACCGGACGGTACATGCGGACTGGCAGGAGATGGTTGCCCCCGTCGGACCGTCGGCATCCTACTGGCTGGACAGTCCTGTCAGCGTGATCAACTTCACCAGTACGGGCACGCCATCCCCGTCTGGATTCCTTGTCACTTGCAAACAGAATGTGGCAGGCAATGTAAGCACGTGCAGCACGCTTTATCTGGCAGCCCGTAAGTATAACGGAAGCTGGCTGGCTCATGTAGGTGCTACCCTAAGCAATCAGATATCCGTTCCAGCGACAGCCGGATACACCCAGTTTGCCGTCCGGGCTTATCAATCCGCATCGGACGCAAACGCATGGAATAATAATTTTGTCGCTGAAAAAGGGGTGGGTGTAGCTAATGATGGTTCCATAGGAGCAACCGGAGCAACAGGGGCGTTTCCCCGTGACAGAGGTGTATTCGCATCAGGACAGACTTATGTCTGGAATGCGGATTACCGGGATAAGGTCATATATCTGATAGGGGGAGTTTATTATAATTTCCTTGTAAAGAATTACGGTGCTTCCGTTACCGCTGCACCCACATCTGTCAACGGTGATTCCAATTGGGAAGCCATGCAGAAGTTTGTGAATATCGCCACTGACACCCTGTTTGCCGATGGTGCGAATGTAGCCGGCTTCATGTTCAAAGACAAGGTTCTCAAATCTTTTAATGACAAAGGTGAAACTCTTCTTATCAACGGCGTAACCGGGTATTTTAAATGTAAGAATGCAGAGATTACAGGAACAATCACAGCGGATAAAGGACGTATCGGTCCGTTCTCCATCGCTTCGGGAATATTGTCCTCAAAGATCCTTTATGAAAATGAAACAAATAAATACGTCGGTTTCAATTTGTCTGCCGGACAAATTGAGTTTTATAACGAAAGGACATTTGCAAACGTAAGAATCGGGGGAAACACGCAGTTTGTCACCATTGAAGGGATTAAGTATGATGCTGGAATTGACATACAGAGTCCANTTTTCCTTCATCCGAACAATGACAGCTATGTTTCTCTTCGTGGCATAGTTGGCAACTGGAGGAATATCTCTGTCAAAGCTTCATTGAACAACAACGATGATAATGTGATGTTTATTAATAGAGACAATATAGAAGTGACGCTTCCTCCGGATGTTTCGGGACATACTATATACTTCAAACGTATGAGCGGCGGAGTAAGATTGACAGGAGGACGGATCCTGCCTGCTCCCGGAGGACAGGAGGTGTCTTATATTGATTTGGATTTTGCAGCCGGCTTCATTAAGTGTATGGGTAATTATTGGGTTATGTTTTATTGCGGATAATTTAAATATAAAGTATGAGAATAAATTTTGCACAATTCCCTATTTATGATGGGATTAAAAAAGAAAAGCTTATAGCCAGTAACATCACTGAGGCCTTCGGTGACTGGATATATAAGAACGTAGCGGGCTTGAAGGCGCATCTCCTTGCGGAGAAAATCTTCAAGTCGACTGTAGATGGTGTGGAACTTGACGAAGAGGAGGTGGATATCATAAGACGCTCCACCTCCATGCTGCCCGGTCTGCTGGCGGACTCACTGAATGATTATCTGGATAAAAAGAAGGAGTAGTATGAAAGAATTATGGCAATTAATCAAGATGCTGTTCTCAAGCAAGCCGGGTGATTTTGATACTCCTGAGCTGCTTCCCATGAAGCATTATCCTTTCAAGAGATACCGTTTCATGATGTGGTGCGGACGGATGATATACCGTGCCGAGAACAAGGAGAACATAGATAGGTATATGCAGACCTATGCGGGTAAGGAGAGTATGACGCACGAAACCATACACTTGCGTCAGGCACAGGTTATCGGCTCATGGGTAAAATACTACTGGCGGTATTTTGTCGAGTGGGTTAAGGGAAACCCTATCTGCCATCCTGCGAGTTCGGCATATTATACCATCTCATACGAAATGGAGGCGTATGCCAACGAGGGCAATTTGGATTATCCCGTGAACTATGACGGAAGCAACCTTTCCCGGTACAAGATAAAAGGTGGCAGGAAGAAGCTGTACAAATCGATTGGCGGCACTTCAAAAGCGTGGAAAACTTATATAAGAACTTTATAAAATTTGGATATTATGAGTGATTTGAATTTAGAAAATATAGTTGGCTTTAAAGCTGTGGATAAAAACGGCAACGAACGACAGGTGACCGTCGATGAGATGACAGAATTAGTTTCCGCACGGATTGTTTCCGCTGCATCAGAAATATCAACATTTGCTGCCGCTGCGGCAGCCGGAACAGATGAGTTTGAGGACCAGTTGCCCCAGTCCGACACCTTCTCTTGGCTCCGTACTTTGGACGGTTCTAAAAACCCAACTTTGACATCTTCTTCGGCTGCCGCGAAAGTCCTGGG